GATACCGTTAGATTGATAACGTGAGTATGCAGCAGCAATACTATCAGAGTTTACACCGACAGTTGCTTTGGAAGTCATATCATATGTAGCCATGTTCTAATCCTCCCTTATGCTACGTTATACTTAGCAGTTACGATTGCTTCTGGACGAAGAATCTTTCTGCCGTATAGATGCATACCACGAACAATGTCAGCAAAGCTGTCAGGGTCACGATACGTTTCAGTTTTGTTGATCTGCTCTGCAGTTGCAACAGCACTATCATGTCCAGCAACCAACACACCAAAGTTAGAGTTTTGGTTTGCTGATCCAGATGTACCCGGTCCAGTACCTACTGATGGTAGGTTTGAAGAGGAATACAAACGGAATCCATGAAAGTTATTGATGGTAAGACCATTACGAATACCACCTGACTCACCGTAATCTGCGTGCATGAAACGTGAGTCTTCATCACGAAGTAGTTCCATAAACACTGGGTCGATTACCAGCCAACGTCCTTGAGTATCAACTTGTTGTTGATCTAAAAGACGAGCCATACGAGCAACAACCTGTAGTGGTGATGCCGTAGCTGTTGGCAGTGACGTTGCACCGGGCAAACGTACTGCTAGTGGGATTGAGTGATCCCCTGCAGAACCTGTTGTAATGTTGCTAAATGAATCCTTGCGGAGTTTCATTGATGTCAACAATTCATCAGAACCTGCAGTTGTTACTGCTTTAGTACCATTAACAACATCATTAACTGTACCTGCAGCAGAGTGCAAAGCTGTTTGCTTATACCCTGCCATATAACCTAGAACCTCTTGGTCATGGTTATCAGCAAGACGATAAGCTGCCCGATCAGTTGCCAAGTCCATAAAATTGATGTGTGAGTGGGCTTCTTCAATATCGTCAATCTTAAAAGCAAAATAGTTACTCTTGTCGATTACGAGTGAAAAGTCCTCATCATCAAGATCTTGGGCTGACACCTGTGTACCTCTGGCATAGGCTTGCACAGAGATTTCGGGTTCTTTGATAATTTTCACTGTATCACCTTGGGCAGAAATCTCCCCAAAATAATCAGAGTTAGTAATGTCTCCTACTACAGTGCTCTTACGAAATGCAAGTTGCACCTTTTTGGAGTAGATTACGGCAGAAAAGTTTCCGTTTGGAAGATTGCCATAACCTGCTGACGTTTGAAAAGCCATTGGAAAGTCCTCCTATGTTATGTTTGGCTTTAAGAAAGCTAAACAGTTATAGTAGAGGCTAAATATTTTCTAGGGTGCAAATGAGATAAACTCGCCAGTTTAAAACAAATGGGCCTATACTTATTTAGGTAGGTCTTCTTTTTGTTTAGACTTTATAATACAATATAGAGGTAGTCTAAAAGAGGCTCTTACATTGTATGCATAGTTATATTGACAAAAATTAATTTGTCAACACTTTTATCGGGCTTTGCCCGACATATCGTAGATAAATTTACCTGACCTCATGGCTTTGGTAATTTCATCTTGCTTTTCTTCAAATTCTTTTGTAGACATTTTTGCAACATCTGACTCTTTAATCATATCAGAAGACTCAGTTGCATCTACTTTTGTTTTAGAAGATTTCTTTATACTCTTTGCTGCAGCCTTACGTTTTTCTGCATAGTCACTTTTAGTAAGACCATTATCAACTTTATATAAATCAATAACTCTAATAACAGAAGCTGCATCATCAGAGTTTTCATAAAGAGCATCTTGTACCCATTTAGGTTGTTCTTCTACCCAATTATGAAATGTATCTGATTCTCTTAGTTGATCAAAGTCAGAGTGAGACTTTCTAATCATATCTTCTGCTTTGCTTTTTACAGCCTCAAATTGTTCTTCATCTATCTTCTGTAGTCTCTCTTCAGCTTTAGAAAACATTTCTTGTGCTTTCTTAGCAGCAATAGTTTCTACAATTCCTGCAACGTCTGGGTATTGTTTAGCCCATTGTTCAATATCTTCATCTGATTTAGGTGGGACAATATTTTCTTTTTTAAGACGATCTTCAAGAGTTTTAAATTTTTCTTCCCATTCTTTTTCTTTATTTTGTACGTGTCTTCTTAGATCACCATAACGTTTTTTAAAAGATTTTTCTTCTGCAGATAACGCCTCTTCTTTAACTTCTGTATCGGCCTCTTCCTTTTCGGCAGCTTCTTCTTGTTGTTGTTCTGTACTGGATTCAAGTTCACCACGTTGTTCGGCTTCAAGACGTTTTATCTCCTCTTCTTCTTGTTCCATACGTTTACGTTTGTTTTCGTAGTTATATCCCCGATCAACAAATCCTGATGTTTTTGGGGTTTCTATTTCTGTTAGTTCTGGCATATTATTTTCCTTTTTATATTGGGGTCAGCCGTAGCTGAGTAGCCTTATTATTTTTTCTTTACTTTTTTCTTTGCATTAAACCACCTTTGTTACGTCCTCCGGGAGTTCCTGTATATCCACCATAACCAGAAGCACCTGCTCCTGAATCTGCAGTAGTAGATTTATCTGGTTGTGTGCCTCCTGTTCCAGAAGTAAAACTTCTACCACCTGTTTGATCTTGTTGAACTTTTTTTCTCCTTTCATCTTGCATTTTTTTATTTAAAATTTGAGCAGCAGATGGTCCATCATCATCCTCATCCTCTTTAGTTGTATCTTTAGTTGTAGTTGTAGGTGTAGGTTTAGAAAGACTATTAATAAATCTAGTAATAGCACTTACGTTCTTGTCATCTTTAGATAGTGCATCTGCTGCAGCTTTTAAACCATCTTCACCCAGTCCCATTTTTAATGTTGGCAAACCTAATTTTTGTAATAACTCATTAGCCCTCATTCTTCCGGGAGCAATAGTTTCATCAAGATTATCCATAAATGCCCCTTGAGTTTGTGCAAATTTATCTACTGAATCTTCTAAAACTTTTGCTTCTTCTGGTTTACCTTGTGCTCTTAAAATTAAAGCCTTAGCTCTAACTTTAGAAATAGCCTCTTGTGGTTGAAGTTTTGTTGCGACTCCTATTGTTAACCCTGCAACAGGATTTATTGCTGCAGCTAATCCACCAACAATTTTTCCTCCTCTTTGTCCTTTAGTTGAATCAGCAAGTAATCCATCTGACCAACTAGTGCCACTTGACCAAGTAGCAGCATCATCAAAAAAATCTCCTAACCCTTCTGCTTCTGGGAGATCTTTATCTGGACCATCATCATCATCATCTTTAGGAGTTTCTGACTCTGGTTTTTTAGGGGTTGTAGGGACATTTGGATCGTAAGCAGATTGTTTTACATATCCTTTTGGTATGGCAGTTCCGGGAGGAGTTATTTTTCCATCAACAAAAATAAAATATAAAATATCTCCTGTTTGAGGATTAATATAAGCTACAGATTGCACCCCTCTTTCATTTATACCTACTAAATTTGTGGGCTTGTTTAATTCAGCTAAACCCCCTTCTTGCATCTGAACAGGTTGTTGTATTGCTGCCATTTCTTCTTGAATAATTTTTTCTAACTCTTCATCAGATATAGAGGCTACTTCAGCTTGAATAGGTTCTCCACCTATTCTACCATCTTCTTCCATTTGTGCAAGTCCTTTTTTAGCTTTTGTTCTAAGATCTTCAAAAAACTTTACACCATAAAATCTTACAACATCTGCAGGAACTACATATTCACCATCAGATAACTGGGCAGGTATATCATCTCTAACTTCTTCGGCTAGTGATCCGGGTGGTATTTCATTGCCTGATACAGGGTCTTGAGTCATTCCATCATCTGCAATGCCCCCCTCTTCAAACATCATTTCCATTTGTTTATCCATATCTTTTACTGAGCCTCCTTCAGCAAATCTAAATTGTGTATTTTTATTTATATCAAAATCTGTAATATCTATTTCTATTAAAGGTTTTTTTAATTTAAATTCTAACCCTTTAAATGAAGCTACTTGTTGATATTTTATTTTACCCTCTGTTTCAGAATTTAATTTTTTTAATACAGAATTAGTAGCATTTTTATAAGTTCTTTCTGCAGCTTTTTCTGAAAGTCCAGTCCTATCAGCAGCCCTAATGTCATCTACACTAGGTATATATAATTTGTTAACCCCACGTTTTTTAGCTTCTTTCATTGCAGAAAGTAAAGCAACCCTAACAGAACTATTTAAATTTAAAGGAACAAGATTTTCTTTAGAAGCAAGATAGTCTTTTATCGCATAATCTGCACCAGAAACAAGATCATAAATATCTTGGTCATTGAATTGATCGACATTTATTTTTTTTTCATCATAAATAAATTCTTTTATAAAATTTGAAAGTAATATTTCATAATCTATTTCAGGAGCTTGATTATCAAATTTTAAAAGTTTATCTTTATCTATATTATATTTATTTGCTAAAGTTTCTGCAACCCCATCTAAATTTATATTATCATTTTGATAATCTGATTTTAATTTTGCAAAATCTTTTACTATTTCTTCATTTGTTTTGTCTATAATAGTCATAGCTTCAGTATAATCTGAAACTGTATCAAAATCTTTACCGTTATTTTTATTTTTTAATAATAAAAGATAATTTTTATTAAAAGGTAAATCATCTCCTATAATAGGAGATGCAACATTTAATATATCTACAATTCCTTCATTTAAATTTTCAGCATATATATCTTCTAAAAAAAGAATATAGTTTTTATCTTTTGGAGGTTTTTGTGGTTTGTTTTGATATTTTCTACTAGCATTTTCTTTAGTAGCAACTGTATTTTTTTGTACAGCAGCACTTTGTATTTCTTCAAATACAAATATTGGTTCATCTAAAGAATAAAAAAAAGTTCCTCTAGCATGGGATATAACAGTAGGATCATCCCATTCTGACATTGCTTCAGGATAATAATTACCTTTTGAATTTTTATTTTTAATTAATATTTCTACATATTCGCCTAATCCATCTTTATAAAATTTTTCATCTATTTTAGTTTCATAAGGATCAAATAATCTTTGTGTATCAAAATATTCTACAATATCAAAATCATCATCTCCAATAGCTGCGGCTTTTGTAGTTTTAACTTCTACACTTATTCTAGGTACATTATTTTTAGTTATAGCTAGTAACTCTTCTTTGTTGTAAGTTTTGTTACCATCTATATTGTCTAATACATTTGAAAAATATAGTTCTTGTTGGTTTATTCTAGGGTTTTTTTCTAATAAACTTTTTATTTTTCCACCCTTAATACCTTTTTTACCGGGTATCTCTATTTCTTTAATATAACTAAGAACACTACTATAAAAATCTTTATCATCCACTGCATCAAACAGATTTTTAAAACTGTCACTTAAGATCAACCTTCGGGTATTTTCTACGGCTACGGGGCCAGTAACACCCGGCACCTCTCCCCTAAGAGCACTTCTTCTATATCTAAAAAGAGCATCTCTTGGATTTTGTCTTGCAATAGGTAATCCTTTTTCTTCAAAATTAGGGGTAGGAGAAACTATATCAGCACCTACTCCTTGTGTAGTAGACTTTTCAGTAGGTGTACCTTTTAAAAACTCCATATCCCCTTGGACTAAAGCTATCGTTTGCCCAACTGCATCGGCTTTTAATCCATCAGGTATTGCTGTAGCTACTGTTTTAGCTCCCATACTTACTGGTTTAACTGCAGGTACTAATCCTAAAGTAACCATTGCATCATTTAAAACTGCAGACTTAGCATCATTAATTTGTGTTGGAGTAGCATCTATAGAAGATACCCCATACATTTCTTTTAGTCTACCATCAAGATCTTGAGTAGCAAGATTAACAACACTATCTTTAATATCAGTAACAACTTCAGTAACTGTTTCTTTTGGTTTTTTTCTTAGTGCATTAATGCCATCTTTAATTCCTGCATAAGCAGAACCTAAAACAGCCATAGGATCTTCTTTGATAGCTCTTCCTAGTTGTTCTCCTGCAGTATCGTAGTTATTATCAATGCCAACAATATTGTCAATGAGCAATTTGCCATAACTCATAGCTTCTTCTGTTTGAGAATTATCCTTGTCCATTTACATAATCTCTCAACATTTTTAATTTACGTAAGCAAAATGCTTGCCCTTGTAGTCTATACAGTATTTCTGCTGTAGGCACTTGTTCCATTTGAATATGAACTTGATGTAATCTATTATCAAGTTCTTCATTAAAAGCATCCCATATATCTTTATTGTTTACAAGTAGCTTTAAACTCACTGTGTAGGTACTCCTTGCGGTGCTCCTGTAAAGCCCTGTTCTCCCGGCTGTGGTA